TTGTTTCCTAAGGGTAAGGTCACAGAGGTGACTCCATTTGCTCGTGCTATGCCTGAGGAATGGAAGTTTGACGACACTATTGATACATTTGAAGCATACAAAAGATATATCGCATCCAAACCTTGGGTTGCTGATAATTATCTCCGTATGCCAGAACGAAAACCTGAATGGATTTGATTATGACAAGTGAATTCCTATTCTGCGAAAAGTACCGTCCTCAAGTAATTGATGACTGTATTCTTCCTGATGAAACTAAAAAAACATTTAAGGAGTTTGTAGCGAAAGGTGAGATTCCAAATCTCCTTCTTGCAGGACCTCCTGGTATTGGTAAAACCACTATCGCAAAAGCATTGTGTAATGAATTGGGGGCAGATTATTATGTCATCAACGGATCCGACGAAGGGCGTTTCCTGGATACTGTACGGAACCAAGCAAAGAACTTCGCTTCGACCGTCTCACTTACGGGATCTTCTAAACACAAAGTCATCATCATCGATGAGGCGGATAACACAGGGAACGACGTACAACTCCTACTACGGGCGAATATTGAGGCATTTTATAACAACTGCCGATTCATCTTCACCTGTAACTACAAGAACAAGATTATTGAACCTCTTCACTCCCGATGTGCCGTCATCGACTTCACCATCAAAGGGAAGCAAAGAGTTCAACTTGCAGGTAGTTTCTTTCAACGACTTCAATCAATCTTGGATGCAGAAAAGATTGAGTATGATCAAAAAGTTGTTGCTGAACTTGTCACAAAACACTTCCCAGATTTTCGTAGGGTCCTCAATGAATGCCAGAGGTATTCTACAGGAGGAAAAATCGACACGGGAATTCTTGCTTCTTTCTCTGACATCTCTGTAAATGAACTCATCAAAAATCTCAAGGATAAGAACTTTCTTGAAGTCCGAAAGTGGGTGGTCTCCAACTTGGACAACGATGCTTCTAGTCTTCTTCGCAGGATTTATGACGCCTCTTACGATTGCCTTGTTCCCGCATCTATCCCTGCTGCCGTTCTTGTTATTGCTAAGTATCAATACCAATGTGCGTTCGTTGCTGACCAGGAAATAAATCTTTTAGCAGCATTAACTGAATTGATGTGTGAGTGTGAATTTAAATGACTTCTCTTAAATCATTAAAAACTTGTTTGAGGTATCCTGGCGGAAAATCCCGTGCTTGTGAAAAGATGGGACCTTATTTTCCAGATCTTCGCAACTACCAAGAATTTCGCGAACCATTTCTTGGTGGCGGGAGTGTTGCGATTTATATCACCAAAAAATATCCTAACCTAGATATTTGGGTGAATGATTTATATGAACCACTTGTAAATTTCTGGCAACAACTCCAGATGTTTGGTATTGATCTTAAAGATAAACTTGTAGATCTTAAGACGACAAACAATACTCCAGTCCTGGCGAAAGAACTTTTTCTTAAAGCAAAGGAGCAAGTTAATGACAAAGATTTGCCAAGCATTGATCGTGCTGTGGCTTTCTATATTGTCAATAAGTGTAGTTTCTCTGGTCTCACAGAGAGTTCATCATTTTCAGAGCAAGCATCAAATTCCAATTTCTCTATGCGCGGGATTGAAAAATTGCCTGGGTATTCTAAGATAATTGAACGTTGGCGTATAACTAACCACTCATACGATTATCTGTTAGATGGAGACACTACTGCTTTTGTGTATCTCGATCCTCCTTATGATATTAAGGATAATCTCTATGGGCACAAGGGAACAATGCACAAAGGATTTGATCACGATAAGTTTGCTGCTGATTGTGATTTTCGTTATCCAATGCATCAACTAATTAGTTATAATTCTGATCAACTTGTCAAGGATCGATTCAAGAATTGGAACGCTGCTGAGTTTGACTTAACTTACACGATGCGTTCAGTTGGTGAATATATGCGAGAGCAAAAACAACGTAAAGAATTGCTGCTATTTAATTATGGAATTGAAGGATTGGTTAAATTCGATTAATCAAACAAAAAGTAACTTACTTGAAGAAAATCCAGGTGCTTTAAAAGAATATGCACCTTATATCATTAATCGTTGTTTATCTGCACATATTGATTGTATTCTATTCGCAAACGAAATGAATATGAAACATCATCTTGATAAAGATATGCAATATTCTTTTTTTCTAAATACTATAAGAAAAAGGAAGAGATATTCTCCCTGGCTCCGTAAAGATAAAATCAAAGACTTAGAATGTGTGAAACGTTATTATGGTTATAGTAACGAAAAAGCATCCCAAGCACTGAAAATTTTGTCAAAAGAGCAAATCAACTTTATCAAACAACGACTTGAAATTGGCGGAACAAAATGACAACCCAAACAATTGAGCCACAGGTAAATTGGTCCCAGGACCAAATGGTTGAAGTTATTCTCAACGAACCAGACGATTTTCTAAAAGTTAGAGAAACTTTAACTCGCATCGGAGTTGCCTCTAGAAAAGAGAAAAAACTCTATCAGTCTTGCCATATCCTCCACAAACAAGGAAGATATTATATTGTGCATTTTAAAGAGTTGTTTGCTCTTGATGGTAAACATGCTAACTTGACTGTAAATGATGTTCAACGCAGAAATCGTATTGTACGTTTGCTTGCAGATTGGGGACTTATTACGGTTCTAAATCAAGATAAAGTATCTGACATTGCACCACTCAATCAGATTAAAGTTCTTGCATATAAAGATAAGGGTGAATGGATTCTTGAGCAAAAGTATAATATTGGTAAGAAAGGTAAAACTGCTGAAGAAATTTGATTTTAAATTAGGATTGACTTTATTTTTTTAATGCTTTATGATGATTAAGAGAAAAGTTGGTATTCAGCCGTTAAAACTCATATGAGTTTTCAAATACTAATATCCTTTTCAACTTTACATTTTAATTGGTATTCAGAATATAAAACCACATTTGGTTTTCACCTTATAATACTTTGATAAAATTATGAACATTTTTATATTGGATTGTGGTCAGTGTGGATCACATGCTTTCAATACTACCTCAGATGAATATCATAAGATTGAGCACTCTGAAGTGATCAATCTCAATATTCCAAAAATTAAATCTGGAGATCTCATCGTTGTTGAAGATGCCCACATGAGATCTCAAGAAAAAAATAGTCTTGCTCAACCTTTTACTTTTGATCAACTAAAAGAGATCGAAAAGAATGCATATGAAAAAAATATTGAGATAAGATTGTTCCCTCAAAAATCAACTCCCACAGCAAGAAAATTAGCGTCATTAGAACATTCAGAACTTTTGGAAAAGACTGATGAAAATGATGTTAAAGCAATTGCTTATTTTTTGAAAAACTCTCCAGAATCTTTTTCTACTCTTAAAAAGTTTTCTCCAATTACTCTAGATGAATATGTTGAAAAAAGTCAATATATCTTTGATGCCAGAAATGAATTAAATCAAGATATTAATCTTGCTCGCAATCAAGTCTATGGATTGAAAGATAATGGATACTCTGATGCAATATCATTGTGGATCAAAAAATATTCACTAACTTTAGCTTCCAGACTTAATGATAGAGATATTTGCAATTTTGCTGGTCTTGAACTCAATAAAAATTCTAGTGGGTTGAAAGATAACGTAAAAAAATATAAAAGTGATAAGTTAAAATTTCTTTACAATGTTGTCAATACAATTTTGACACCACAAGGAAAACTACGTGTCCGCCCCGATAATAATCTTCCTCCATACTGGAAGTATGCAAAGAAAGTTTATTTTGCAATGACACCTTACCATATGCGTGGAGGAGTTACTGCATCTAATTACAAGTATCATAAGAGAAAGGCGTCATCTCCTTGTAAACATAGTATGAGTTTGGAATCAAAAAATGCAATAAAAACTATTGATGATTATAAAGAAATTAAAAAGGCACGAACTGATAGTGATAAAAAATTACGAAAAATTTGGAGAGAAGTTCGTAAGATGATTGTTGAAGAAAAACTTATTTGAGTTTTTGTTGGTATTCACCTATTAAATTCATATTTGAATTTCAGAGATTAATATCCTACTTTAAAGTTAGTATTCACACCAAAAAATCATGTTCGGTTTTCACTCTGTAATACTCAAAAAATAGTCGTTATTCATGCCTTAAATTTTTTTATTAGATTTCAAGAAGTAATAACCGAAATAAAAAGTGCGGGAAACAATATCCCGCTTTTTTTGTAATCGTGTATAATTAGTAATGGATGCCGAAAGGGTCCACAAAACACAAACTCGCTTTTAAAGGAGCTACCATAATGACCAATCTTGCAACATCAAGGTTTAATTCTGCGGATCTTCCTGCTCTGATGGAGAGGATCAACAAGTATAGTATTGGAATGGATGAATACTTTGATCGCATTTTTCACCTTCACGAGACCACCACTAACTATCCACCTTACAACTTAGTTCAAGTTAGTAATGTAGAATCACGTCTTGAACTTGCACTTGCTGGATTTAAGAAAAAAGAAGTTTATGTCTACACACAAGACGGCAAACTCTTTGTGGAGGGCCAAAAAGAAGATAAAGAAACGGAGTCCAACTATATCCACAAAGGTTTGGCTCAACGGAGTTTTAAGAGAGCGTGGACACTCTCTGATGATACGGAAGTACGATCAGTTGATTTTGAGGATGGGCTTTTGACTATTACACTTGGTAGGATCGTACCTGATTATCACAAGAGAAAGGATTATCTCTAAATAAAAATAAAAATGAAAACCTTCGACGAGTTTAAAACAATTGCGTATAAAGGATCTGCACCACATACTGTTTACTCTCAAGGAAAACAGAAAAGTATTCCCAAAGGAAAAGCAGTTCCTGTAAGAAGTCGTTCAAGTGCTGGAGGTAATGGTGATGGTGGAAACGGTGGTGGTGAATAAATAGTTTTGAATATCGTCGGCGCGAGGAGCACCTGGCAAAATCCAGGTTGACTCCTCCTTTTTTTGTTGGTAGAATATGGGGAGGTAAGGAGTACAAATGACAGTAAAACTTTTGCTTTTAAAGTCTGGTGAATATATTATTGCAGACGTAAAGGAAATGGTAGTTGGAGAAGATGAAAATACTAGAGTTGTTGGATATTTTCTTCATAAACCTTGTGTAGTTAAAATGACACCGCCAACTAACGTTCCTGAAGAATTTGCGGAAGATCTGGATCCGCAAAAGGCATCTTTTCAAGTAACTCTTTTTCCTTGGATGCCTTTATCTAAGGATAACACTATTCCAGTTTCTGCAGATTGGGTAGTTACAATGGTCACTCCAAGTGACAAATTAAACAATATGTACATTGAGGATGTAATGAACTATGGAAAAGACTATCAAAATCATAGCGTTAGTAAACAGTCTGATACTGATAACTCAAATTGAAGAAGTTGGTGCTGATATTGGAGAACCTGATTGTAAACTAATTAATCCGTTTGTAATTCGTAATGATAAAACATTAGAACCATTTCTTTGCGGTTATACTAAGCAGGATACATTTATGTTGAGTTCTGAAAAAATAATCACTCTTGCAGACCCAACTCCAACTTTACTCGAAAAATATGAGGATTTGATTAAAGAATGAGATTTTATACTAATGTTCAATTGATTGGAAATCAAATTTTGATTCGTGGTGTTGATAATGGAAAAAGATTTGAGACTAGAGATGAGTTTTATCCAACTCTCTTTGTAAAAACTAAAAAAGAATCAAAATATAGAACATTAAGTGGGGAATATGTAGAACCAATAAAACCAGGTACTATCAAAGATTGTCGTGAATTTTATAAAAAATATGAAGGTGTAGATGGATTTGAAATCTACGGAAACGATAGATATATCTGCCAATATATTTCCGAAAAATATCCAGAAGATGAAATTAAGTTTGATATTAGCAAAATCAAACTTGTCACTTTGGATATTGAGGTTGCCTCTGAAGCAGGATTTCCCGATGTAGAATCTTGTTCTGAAGAAATTCTTTCCATCTCAATTCAAGATTATACAACAAAAGAAATTATTACTTGGGGTGTTAAACCGTTTAAACATAATCGTAAGGACCTAACATATCATTATTGTCCTTCTGAATATGAACTTCTAAATCATTTCATTAACTATTGGATGTTCAATGTTCCTGACGTAATCACTGGATGGAATATTCAGTTGTATGACGTTCCATATATTTGCAAACGTCTTAATCGGGTTCTTGGTGAAAAATTGATGAAGCGTTTCTCCAACTGGGGACTTGTGACAGAGGGGGATGTTTTTATTAATGGAAGAAAACATACTGTGTTTGATGTTGGTGGTTTGACCCAACTAGATTATCTTGATCT